CAATGCTTTTTGCAGTAATGCTAAAAACAAGTGTAACAAAAGTAGCAACAATGGTAGTATGTTGGATGATATACCAAGTAGCTACATTGTGGTATGGTCTTGCTACAGACCAAATAGGATTTATTTTAATGTTTATATTCCAATTTATTGTTACAATTTTAACAGTAATTATTAGCACAGAAAGATCTATCAATGAAGATATCTGATTTACAGAAAATGGAATCAATTGTAAGTGGCAACCCTTCTTTAACTTGGGAAGGCTGGAATGTTGTGTTTCTTGAAAAAGATGAACAGGCTAGTCTAAAAAAGAATGCAGCCTTTATTAATTCTACTTGGCACAAGAAAGTTGTGTTTGAAAATGCTGGTGGAGTCTGGGATATTCCAGATTCTATATTAAGGAAGGGCGATGTACAAGTTTGATGAAAAAGCTTTATGCCTTAATATGGATACAAATCTTTTCTTTGATCAATATGAAGAAAATCCAGAAGTTTCCAAAAAAGTAGATCTACTGTGTATAAAATGTCCAGCACAAAGACAGTGCCTAGCATATGGAGTTAGTAATTCTGAGTGGGGTGTTTGGGGTGGCGTTTATTTGGAGGGCGGAAAGATATCTAAAGAATTTAATAGCCATAAAGAAAAGACTGATTGGTTTAGTGTTTGGTCTGGAATTACAATGGAGAGTAATTAATGTATACCAGTAAAATGAAACATGCAATTAGATCTGTAAAGGCTCCAAAAGATTTTCAGATAACTATTGCAGACTATGATCACTTTCTTGCCATCCAGTTTTACGAAAGTCACTGGAGACATTTAAATGATAACGAAAGGCTTCGTTGTATAGAATATATGATGAAAATAAAAAATATCTTAGAGTCGTTAGGTGCGAATGTCTCACTTGACCCAATTCTAGATATCAAGTATAATGATGAAAGACAGCTATAAGGAGTAAAAATGGCTACAACAATTACGGTAATAGGAAACCTGGTTAAAGATCCAGAAAAGAAGGATCTTGGCTCAGGAAAAGTTCTTGCAAAGCTTCGTGTTGCAAGTACAGAAAGATTCCAGGATTCTGATGGAACTTGGAAAGATGGAGACACAGCATTTTATGATGTTGTATGTTGGAGAACTCTGGCAGAAAATGTCTCATCAAATCTTTCAAAAGGAAATAAAGTAATCGTTCATGGTAAGTTAAAGTATCGTGAATTTGACAGAAAAGACGGAACTAGAGGCAATGCCTTTGAAATTGATGCAACAGATGTTGGCTCATCATTATCAATTAAGTCTGGAACATTTAATAAAACTAGCAATGTTTCAAACTCAACAGTTTCAGTTGGAGCAGAAGAGCCTGATCCTTGGGCTTAGTAGGAGTGCCCCCGAAAGGGGGCTCTTTTAGTTTGACAAAATACAAAAAGTTTGGTAGAGTATATTAATGCCAGTATATTTATATTCGTGTGAAAAATGCGAGGATAACAAAGAGTTGGTAAAGGGCATGAATGACCCTGATCCAACAAGTTGTCCAGATTGTGGTAACAACATTAAAAGAGTTTTTGGTGTTGGAGGAATTCAGTTTAAAGGAAAAGGCTTTTATAGCACAGGTGGATAAGTATGTCTAAGAAAAATAAAGGATTTCAATATGATTTTTTTGCAGAAGAGTGGTCTTATGAATGTGGTGCGTGTGGTGAAGAGCTATATGCTCCAACCAAAAAACATCTTGAAGGAAACTTTTGGATACATACCCACTCTAACAATTGCATTGGTGGATGGTAATGAATAAAGAAGAACTTGAACAAGCCTTGTCTCTTATAGATGAAGAGATTATGGTAATGGATGGATTTGAAGAAGCATTTATTGGTCTTTCTTTAAGATGTGGGCAGCCAACGTTGGCTTCTTATTCCTGGGAAAAAATGGTAGATGTTTTGATGGATAGAGATAATATGGAATATGATGAAGCGGTTGAATACATATCTTATAATTGTCTTGGTGCATGGATGGGTGAACTCACTCCAATCATAGTCTTACCTTTGGAGTTTTAATGTCGTTAGTTGCAAAAGTTAAAGAAATGTTAAAAGAGTATCAAGAAAAAAACGGAACTCTTGATGATAAAGAGTATGAAAAACTTTTTGTACATTTTTATTTAGAGCATGAAGATGAATACTTAAAGAAAAGAATTAAATCAATTAGGTCTGATGGTAAAAAGAGAGTATGATGGAATTTAAAGTAGAGCACGAAGTTGATAAAGGTCCAGTAGTTCGTTGGATAGCAAATCAAGCAATGAATGTTTCATCTTGGTTAGCAAAAAAATCTATACCTTATGCAGATATGTATACAGCGGTGTGGGATGATTATGAAGATGAAAGTGATCTTGCTGAACCACACAATCAAATGGGAATATTTGACAACTTAGAACCATTGCCACAATTTGAACGACTAACAGAAGATTTAATCTAATGTCAGATGATTATTACTACTATAGAGATCAAGTAAAAGAACTTCAAACTGTTAATGATTTTGTTAGAAAAAATACTTTGCTTTCTGTTAAAAATAGAATAGAGTATGTTAGAGACGAACGAGAAAAATTAGGATTGCCATCTAGTGGTATAGAGATGGCACTTGAAATAGTTAGGACAATGTTAAATGAAAAATAAAAAAGAAGTAAAAGATGAAAGAACTATCATCTATGAAAACAATTTATATACAGTAGATGAGTTTGTTAATAAATATTCTAACGCATTAAAGTCGTACTTGCTAACCAGACAGCTTGGAGATAAAAGCAAGAAGTCTCATATAGTTGATCTTGCAGTAGAGAATGCATCATTTGCAGAATCTCTTTATATTTCAGTAGATAGTTTTAGATAATGTTTCTTACAAAAATGATTAAGTTTGCTGAAAAAATTGGTATGGATGTAGACGAACTTATGGAAATGACAGTCCTAGATGCTATTATTAAAATAGAAGAGACTAGAACTATGTGGGCTGATTTAAGAAAAGACATAGGATAGTTTAAGGTATAATTAAATAGTGAACTCTGTAATAGATATAAAAGTAATTGGCTGCGGTGGTGGTGGAATTAATGCTGTTGATAGTATGATTCTACAAGGACTTTCTGGAGTAGAGTTTATTGCAATTAATACTGATGTTCAAGCATTGATGCCAAGTTTAGCAGATGTTAAAATTGATATTGGAAGAGATAGAACCCGTGGTCTTGGTGCTGGAGCAGATCCAAATATTGGAAGACTTTCAGCAAAAGATAGCATAAGTGAAATATCAGAAGTTGTTTCTGGTGCTGATGTTGTTTTTGTAACTGCTGGAATGGGTGGTGGAACTGGAACTGGATCCGCACCTATAGTTGCTGGATGTGCTAAAAAAGCTGGAGCGTTGACTGTAGGCGTTGTTACCACACCATTTGGGTTTGAGGGCAAGAAGCGTATGAATAATGCCTTAGAGGGAATTAATAGTTTTAGTAAAGAAGTAGACACCCTTATAGTAATTCCAAACGAAAACCTTGTTTCAATGCTTGATCCAGAAATTTCTATGCAGGATGCATTTAAAGAAGCAGACAATGTTTTGTTAAAAGCAGTAGCAGGTATATCAGATTTAATAACAACTCCTGGTCAAATTAATATTGACTTTGCAGATATTAAAAGAGTTATGAAAGATGCTGGATCTGCTTTTATGGGTATCGGATATGCAACTGGAGAAGGTCGTGCAGAAGTTGCAGGTAATGAAGCAATAACAAGTCCAATTCTTAATGTAGACTTGAATGGTGCTACTGGTGTTTTAATTTCAATTGCATCCTCTGGTCAAATTAAAATGCAAGAAGTTAATACCATTGCTTCACTTGTAGCAGACAAAGCACACGAAGATGCTGATATTATATTTGGAACAGTATTAGATCCAGATCTTGAGGATGGTATTTTAGTAACTGTTATAGCAACAGGCTTTACAAATGAATGATATACAATGGACTTTTGGTATCATAACAGTATATGAAGATAAGCAAAGACTTCAAGAGATTATAGAGAGCATTCGTAATCTTAATATCCCAGAATATGAAATTCTATTTGTTGGTGGTGGTGATAGTTCTGGAATTGACGGGGAAGACATTAGAAAGATTGACTTTGATGAATCTATTAAAGAAAGATGGATTACCAAAAAGAAAAACATACTTGTAAAAGAAGCTAAGTATGAAAATATAGTTTTGATGCACGACTACCATATTTTTGATAAAGACTGGTATAAAAACTTTGTTGAATTTGGAACTGATTGGGAAATTTGTTCCTGCCCACAATATTTAATTACTGGATCAAGAAATCCTATGGACTGGTCTCTTTGGGATAAGCCAGGTCACGGAAGAGCTTGGTCTTTAGATTACAACGATTGGTCTCAAACTCAGTATATGTATATCTCTGGTGGATTTTTTATGATCAAGCGTCATGTAATGATTGAAGAACCACTTGATGAAAGTCGTGGCTGGAATGAAGAAGAAGATGTTGAATGGTCTTACAGGGTAAGAGATAAGTATGTTATGAAATGTAATGGCAAAAGTATTGTTAGGCATAATAAATGGCATAGACACGCAGGACCACAAAGATGAGTAATAAATTAGTTATATTTGATTTAGACGGAGTTTTAATTGATTCGAAAGATCTTCATTACAAAGCTTTAAACTATGCTTTAGAAGAAATAGATTATAAATATATAATTTCTTATCAAGAACATCTTTCAAGATATGATGGATTAAATACAAGAAAAAAACTTTCTATGCTGACTAAAGAAAAAGGTTTGCCACAAGAAAGTCACGAAACAGTTTGGCAGCTAAAACAAGAACAAACATTTAAGATGCTTGAAAATCTTCCAGTAAATAATAATGCTATAAACATTATGCTATACCTAAAATCTAAGGGATGGAAAATTGCTGTAGCATCTAACAGCATTAGAGAGACTATCATAAAGTCTTTACACGGAATAAATGTTTTACATCTAGTAGACTACATTGTTAGTAACGAGGATGTTTGGCATCCAAAGCCACACCCAGAAATGTACTGGAAGTGTATGGTTGCATTAAATGCTTTTCCAAAAGACACAATTATTATAGAAGATTCTCATATTGGAAGACAAGGTGCTTTAAATTCTGGTGCAAACCTATACCCAATTAAAGATTCTTATGACCTTAATGATACAATATTCATAGAGTTTATAGAAAGATTTGAAAAGAAAGAGAGAACTGGACAAGTGCCTTGGAAAAATAAAGAGATGAATGTTCTTATACCTATGGCTGGTGCAGGTTCAAGATTTGCACAAGCAGGTTATACTTTTCCAAAGCCATTGATTGAAGTTAACGGTAAGCCAATGATCCAGGTAGTTGTTGAAAATCTTAACATTGATGCACATTATATATTCTTAGTACAAAAAGATCATTATGAAAAATATAATCTTAAACAACTTCTTAATCTTATTGCTCCAGACTGCGACATAGTTATTGTTGATGGAATGACTGAGGGTGCTGCTTGTACAACCTTACTTGCTCAAGAGCTTATCAATAACGACAAGCCACTTCTAATGGCTAACTCTGATCAGTATGTAGAATGGGACTCCAACGAAGCACTGTATGAGTTTGGTGCTAGCAATATAGACGGTGGAATACTTTCATTTAAAGCAACTCATCCAAAGTGGTCTTTTGCAAAAATTGGAGAAGATGGATTTGTTTCAGAGGTAGCAGAAAAGAATCCAATTTCTGATAATGCAACAGTTGGTATATACTATTGGAAACACGGATCTGATTATGTTAAGTATGCAAATCAAATGATTGATAAAAACATTAGAACTAACAATGAATTTTATGTTTGCCCTGTTTTTAATGAAGCAATTGAAGATGGCAAAAAGGTAAGATTGAAAACTATTGATAAGATGTGGGGAATTGGAACCCCTGAAGACTTGAATTACTTTTTAGAAAATAACAAGGAGATATAATGGCAAAAGGTAAGAAAGACTATTTAAAAATGCAAAACGATTACTATGATGAATATGCTGCTAAGTGGTCTTTAGATTTTAGAGATCCAGTAGTTGGATCATATGATGCTCACAATAACTGGAAAGACTATGATGAATTTCTTTTTAAAGATTTTGATACCTCTGGTTTAGTAGCACTAGACTATGGATGTGGTCCAGGAAGAAACATTGTAAAATTTAATAGTAAGTTTGAAAGAATTGATGGAGTAGATATTTCAGATGTTAATCTAGAAAAGGCTAGAGTTAATTTACAACATAATAATATAGAAGTTCCAAACCTGTATGTCACATCTGGAGACAACCTATCAATGATTGAAGATGATGTTTATGATGTAATGTTTGCAGTAATTTGTTTCCAGCATATCTGTGTTCACGATGTTAGATTTAACATTCTTAAAGAAGCTTACCGTGTTCTTAAAGATGGTGGAAAGCTTTGCTTCCAGATGGGATTTGGTGGAAAAGAAGGTATTCCAACGGCTGGATATTATGATA